GATCTCCCGGTCCCGGCGCACCCGCTCGGGCCACTGGTTCTCCAGCAGGGCGAAGTCGATGTCGTCTTCGAAGGCCTTGCGGTTGTGGTCGTCATGCTCGGCGGCCTTGTCGAAAGCCTCCAGGGCCTCTTTCAGGAGGTCGGGCTTGTCGGCGTCGGCGTCGTAGTCGCTCATGACAGCCAACTCCCTTGATAGTTCACCGGCTGACGCCGCTTCGCCACAACGGGCGCCTCATACGAAATCGCCATCAGCCCGAAGGCGTCCGCGCCATGGCTCGACCAGTCGTGCTCCGGTCCCAGCCCGATCCCGCGCTTTTCGTCCCGCTTCTCGTGGTAGTGGCCCAGCGCATCGCGCCCGGCCTGCGTCTTCTCGCCGCTGAACCAGACCGAGGGCATCAGCCGCCGGACCGCCTCAATCCGTTCCGCCGCAGCTCCCCGGCCCTGGTTGGGAACAACCTCGACCGAGAACCCCGCATCCCGCAGGGCGCTTTCGTAGGAAACGCTGAACACCTTGTCGGCCTGCGCCCCGTCATGGGGAAGCACACAGACCGCCTGGCCGTAGCCGTTGGACCGAAGCCAGCCCACATGCGCCGCCAGCGGCTGGCCCTGCGCCTCGTAGTAGTCCAGCACCCGGACCTCGCGCCCGATGAACTGGGCGATCCAGATGCTGCAGGCGTCGGCCTTGGCCCCCGTCCCGCCAATGTCCCAGAAGGCCCGGAACGACATCAGCGGATCCGCAGCAACATGCCCGATCCGGCCTTCCGCCTTGGCCTGCGTCAGCGCGCTGGCGAAATAGGCTCCGTCCGTCACGGCGGCGTAGTCGCCCTGCCAGACGTGGTTGTATTGGTCCGGCGCGTTCACCAGGTCGAACTGCCGCTCGGCCTCCAGCTCCTTCGGGAACCAGGGGTTCTCGCTCCAGTTGGCGTTGACCACCACCGCATCGGGCGGAAGGTCAGGCCCGCGCAGCAGCTGGTCCACCGGGTCGGTCTTCAGCTTCGGGTTCCAGCTGAACCAGAGCTCAGAGCCCGGCTTGCGGATCGTCGGTCGCAGCAGTCGCAGCGAGGTGGGCGACAGGCTGCGGGCTTCCTCAACCCACGCCACATCGTAGCCTTCCAGGGACTTGATGCTTTCCGCCGTGTGGTCCTGCATCCCGACGAAGTCGATCTGACCGCCGCCGGGTGTGCGAATGAACTTGTCCAGCACCTCGAAGCCCGGAACCTCGAACTCCGCGATCTTGTCCTCGATCAGCCGCTTGGCGCTGTCCCTCAGCGACTTCTGGACCTCACGAACGCAGAGGATGCGAGCGCCGGGCTGATCCACGCACCGGAACACAGCCAGGCCGGCGAAGAAGTGCGACTTGCCAGACCCTCGCCCACCCCATGCGCCTTTGTAGCGCTTCGGCTCCAGCAGCGGGATGAAGACCCGCGCCGTGGGGATCCTAAGCGTCGTCACGCGGCTTTGGGTCCACGATGACATGCTCGACGCGGTTCACCACCTTGGCGTTCACGTCCTGCTCTGTCTTGTCGCGCCATTGTTCCGGCGCCCGGTTCTTCAGGCCGAAGATGACCGCGGTCGGATTTCCGTCCTCGCCCCGCGCCACAGCCCGCGCCCGGTTCTCCCACCAGAGCACCGCGCCAGCCTGTCCGACTTTTACGGCCTCCGAGAACTCCGGGTGCTTCGTGCGCCAAAGCTCCACCGTCGAGGCGGCCTTGCCGATCGATCCCGCAAACGCGGCGACGCTGTAGCCGTCGCGCAGGAACTCCACCACCTGGTCGCAATAGGCCGGGTCATAGTCAGTGGGTCGCCCGCCGGGCATGGTCGCCTCCATCGCCAGACCTTGCGGCCTCCTGGCGTCGATGCGTGAGGGATCGGCCCGCGTGCATTCGCCTGCGGGGTCGCTAGGGTGTCGCGATGACGGGGCCGAAGGGGGAAAAAGCTAAGGCCGAGGTTTCCCCCGGCCCTGCGCCCGAAGGCCGAAGCCTGCGGGGTTGATCTGTTGGCGCAATTCGCGCGCCTAGTGTTTGGACATGCCCGAGAAGTGGGCGGGTGTCAAGGGGCCTTGTCCGCCGATCCGTTGAGGACGTAGTCGAGGAAGCCGTCTGCGATCTTCTCAGTGTCTATAATATCGCAGACTTCCGACACTTCGAGCGTAACCGCCAGCTTCAGGCATTCCAGACGCAGGGTGATGAGGTCGGGTTCAGACGGCAGCACCTCGCTCGACCTTTTCGGCCAGCTATCCCACGGCGCAAAAGGCTTCTCGGGCTCCGGGGGCTTGGCGGGGGTGATGATGCGGTAGTGGGTGACGATGCTTTCCCACGGCATCCACTTCGCGGCCCCCGGCCCGTACGGCTTCATGTAATCGCCAATTTGCACCTGCACCACCGTCTCCGGGTCTACCGGGCAGGTGTCGGTTGTGTGTTCGATCCAGTCGGTCATGCGCTCACCCTCTCCTTCTGCGCCCTCGGCGCTTCAAACACCTGCCGCAGGTTCTCCAGGGCCATCCTGACCGCGGCGGACTGGCCGTCCCTCGCCCGGATGCCGGTTTCCCGCTCCACGATGCCCCGCCACGCCATGGGCCGGTCTTCCTCGACCGTGGCCCGCATGAAAGCCGTCAACAGGCTCCCATCCAGCGGGCCGATGGCGTCGAGGGCCTTTGCCACCCGGCGGCCGGCCACAATCATGGCGTCAGTGACCAGCTCGGCTGATCCTGCACCGCCATCGACGAACACGCCGGGATTGCGCGAGCCCGCGAGGCCCTTCCAGATGGCCCAGTCCTCGGCCAGCCTCATGGCGGCGTGGTGGTGGTTCTGAGTGATGGCGCCGGAACGGAGGAGGACCGTGAAGACGTTGGAGCGCCAGGCGGAAAGGATCTTCCCATCCGGCCCAAGGTTCACCTCTGCGCCCATGGCCTCCAGCCGCTCGACCTCGGCGCGGGTCTCGGCCCTCTGGCGTTCGGCGGCGGCGGGGTCGTGGGGCTTGCGGCGGCGGGTCATTCGCTCAGGAGCCTCATCAGGAGGCGCATGGTTTCGTAATTGTCAAACACCCCGCCCAGCGCCTCCTCACGCTGCTCCGGATACAACTTCGCGTATTTTTCGCGCGCGCGTTGAAGTTCCGCGCTGACTTCTGGCTCCCATCCCTCCCTTTCAAGCTGCAACGCGAATCTGACCACTTCGGAAGTCTCGTTCATGTGAATGTGCCCACGGTGTTCGACGGGTATCGACTCCCGCCAACGCCTTTGTGCTTCCAAGAAAATCACCCTGTAGTGCGGTCTCATCATGCAGCTTGCTCCAGCGCGTGGGCCAGCAGGCGGCGGGAGGACGCCAGGGCCTCACAGGTGTCGTTGATCTCGGCCAGCGTCGGGAACCAGGTCGCCGTCAGGGCCAGCTTCATGCAGGCGGCCTTGGCCACGTCCGCCGGAAAGCGCATCAGGCATCCGGCGTAGAGCTCGAGCGCGACCGCGGTTCCCGCTTCGGACTTCCGGCCGCCTGCCGTCGCGGCCTGGAGCATCACCAGCCAGTCCTCGGCCTGGTCCTTGGTCGGGCCGGTGAGGGCCGCCCGCATCCGGCTTGCGGCCTGCGGAAGGTTCTCGGCATTGCTCCCCGGCAGGACGCGGGCTCCGACCGGCTGGACGCGGTAGCCGCCGCACACCGGGAACCGGAGTTCGGTCTCAACCGTAACCTCGACGCCGAGCGACGATTGCAGCGAAGTCAACAGGGCCTTGTCGGCCTGTTCCGGGCTGGGCTGGGCGAGCAGCCATGCCCGCGCCGCTTCCTCGTCCCCGGCGACCGTCACGGATGACCCAGTTGTGCCAGGTCTTGGACCAGTCGAGCTTACAGCCGCCCGAACCGGGGCGGGAATGCCAGTAGTTGCAAAACTCAGTCGCTGCACGGTCGATCTCCGCATCGGTCAGGCCCTCGGCCCTCGCCTTGTCTCGATCCTGGGGGGATGGCTGCCAGTCGTCTGGCAATCGCTGCCCGCGCTTCCCCCCCGCTTGAGGGGGGGTAGGGGGGGTTATGGTTCCTATTGGTGGTTCTAGTGGGGGTTCAAACGAAGTGAGCGTCGCAACTGTTGCGAGTGGTTCCTGCAAGGGTTGCGAGTGGTCGTCGCAAGGATTGCGAGTGGTCTCCCGCGCCTGATCGAACACCGAGGCGGCGAGGTTGATGGTGAAAACGTCCGTGGTGCGTGTGCCGTCCGACCGGAAGCGGCGCTTGCGGCGGATGACCTCCTTGGCCTCCAGCGACTTAAGCGCCGACCAGACGGTGCGGGGGCTCAGTTCGGTTTCCTCGGCAACCGTCTCTTGCGACGGCCACGCCTGAAGGTCCTTGGTGGCGTAGTTGGCCAAGCACAGCAGGACCAGCTTTTCCGAGGGCGTGAGGCCCCGCGCACCGAAAGCCCATGTCATGGCCTGAACGCTCACGCGCTCACCCTCCCCGTCCGGGCCTCATGGGCGCGCACGGCGTGGAGGATGGTCGTGTGGTCGCGGTCCATCCATGCAGCGATCTGCGGCAGGGAGAACCGCGGCTTGCCGAAAGCGTCCTTGGCGTTCCGCATCCGCCAGGCCAGCTCCTGCCGGGCACGGACAAGCTCCCGGAACCGGAACGGGCCGACAATGTCGGCCGGGCTCACGCCGTGGGACGACGCGACGGCCGCCAGCGTCTGGTCAAAGAACGCCTTGCCCTTCGGCCCCTCGGGAAGGGTCCTCGGCGGCGGGCCGAAGCCGGGAATGCAGCCCACCTGATAGGTCAGCATCGGGCGGCCAGCCTTTCGACGTTGCGGGCGAAGCGCCGGTGCGGCGTCTTAAGCGGTATCCACGCCAGCCGGTGATGCGTGGCGCAGTAGCTGGAGCCCTCGCGGACAGGCTGCCCGCAGGCCATGAGGTCAGCGCCCTGCCCGTCCACCGGCCAGGCGCACTGACACGGCGCACGGCCCACCAGCGCGACGGGCTCGGAGCCGTCCAGGGCCTGCCAAACGTCGCCCTCAACCACGCGCCAAGCCTTCCGCTGGGCGTCCGGGGAGCGATCCCACAGGCCAAGGCCGGTGTTCTCCTTCGGCGAGGCGATGGGCCGGGGGGCGCGAGGCACACGCGAAACGCGGGGCGCCTGCGGCT